CCTGCAATCCCATTTGATGGAACGGTGTTTAAGTTCGCATCAGCCTATAAGGCAAACGACTTTGCCAGCGTTACAACGGGCGCTGTTGCGGTAGACCCCAGCGGAACCATCCCCACGGTAACGCAGCTATCGCTTGGTGGCGGCGTAAGCGCGGGTATCCTCAACGGCCACATCCGCACGTTCACCTACTACAACTCACGTGTCACCGACGCACAATTGCAGGAACTCTCGGCTCCGCTATTGGGTCCGTCTCTTAACCTTGATTTCCTGACCGGTACGTTGGACAGCCGCATCACATTCACCCGCTCCACCACGGGGACGTTTGTGGGTAGCGATGGTCTGATCCAGACAGCGGCAATCAACGTTCCACGCTTCGATTATGATCCGGTCACGCTGGCTCCAAAGGGTCTGCTGATTGAGGAGCAGCGAGCGAACTTGGTATTGCAGTCACAGGATTTTGACAACGCAAGTTGGTCAAAATCAGGCAGCAACGCCACTGCAAACGCAACGACTTCTCCTGATGGCACAACGAACGCCGACAGAGTAACGGCTAACGGCAATTCTGGCCCACACGTCGCTCAACAAACCTTCACATACACGGCGGTAGCACACACACTTAGTGTTTACGCCAAGAAAGATACGAACAACTTTGTGCAGTTGCGCTTTGGGGCAGCGGCGGCTGCTAATGGATTTGCAAACTTTGATCTGAACGCTGGCACTATTGGCACAATCGGTGCTGGTCTATCTGCGGCTTCGATAACGCCAGCGGGTAACGGATGGTATCGCTGCACCATTACCGGGACGACTACAGCTGCAGTCGGTAGTAATTTAGGTTTTTACGTAGTGACTGACGCAACTGCATCTAACGGACAAAGTAACACGCTGAACACGTCGCTTTTCCTCTACGGCGCGCAAATTGAAGTCGGATCGTTTGCCACCAGCTATATCCCAACGGTGGCTTCCACGGTCACGCGCGATCCTGACACCGCAGTGATGACGGGAGCAGACTTCACATCGTGGTACAACTACAATGAGGGGTCGATTGCCGTCACCGCTAGTAGCTTCCGTGGAACGGCAGGGGGTGCCCGCAATTTTCAATTTGATAATGGTACAAATGAATACGTCATCGGCACCTTCGGGGACATTTTACTTTTCTTAAATGACGACGCCGTTCCTTTCTCTATCGAAATTACTCCCACACCTCCGGTTCCCCTTGATGGCACGGTGTATAAGTTTGCATCTGCATGGAAAGCAAATGACTTTGCCAGCGTCACAACAGGCGCTGTGGGAACGAATACGGGCGCGCCCATGCCGTCTAATATAAGTCAACTGCTCCTTGGTAGCGCGACTGGGGGCGGCAATCTTAACGGCCACCTCCGCAACATTGTTTACTATTCGACACGTCTTACCAACACGCAGCTAAGGGCACTCTGGACATGATTGACCTTTATCTTAGGGCCAACACCGAAGCAGAAATGCTTCTCGCGCTGACCGCTGCGAGCGTCATTAACGATAAAGGTTTCCCGGTGAGGGGCGTGTCAGTCGATCATATCGGTGAGATCGAAGGCGCTACCGGTTACCACACCAACCTGCGTCTAATGGAAGACATCGACACCTCGGCGCTTCTCGGTTACATTATAAACACCCCGGCGACGCCGTATCGGGTCTGGGCATAAAGGGACCGATTATGCGACCGAGTCGAGGTATGGGGGCTATAAGTAAGTCCAAGATGCCAAAGGCGAAGAAGCGTATGGCTGAAGGCGGTAGCGTCAAGGACGAGTGCTACTCCAAGGTTAAGGCGCGATACAAAGTCTTTCCTTCCGCCTATGCCTCGGGTGCTATCTCCAAGTGCCGTAAGGTCGGTGCCAAGAACTGGGGTAACAAAGGTGGCAGTTCGTAAAACCGAGAAAGGCGCTTCGCTCAAGCGCTGGTTCCAAGAGGACTGGAAGGACGTCCGTACAGGTAAAGCCTGCGGGCGACAGCCGGGTGAGAAGCGCGGCACACCTTACTGTAGACCCAGCAAGCGTATTTCTGATAAGACCCCCAAGACGTCGTCGGAGATAACTCCCACGGAGAAGAAGACGCGTATCGCTCAGAAAAAGCGGTTGGGACAGCCTCCCGGTGCGCCTAAGCGCGTACAGGCAGTGCGGAGACAGAAATGACCACGACCGGCACAACGACGTTCAATCTAAACCTCAACGACCTTGTTGAAGAGGCGTTTGAACGCTGTGGTGCTGAGCTTCGGACGGGCTATGACCTGCGCACGGCGCGGCGTAGCCTCAACCTACTTACCATCGAGTGGGCCAACCGTGGCATCAACCTGTGGACCATCGAGCAAGGCTCGATCCCCATGGTTCAGGGGCAGATCATCTACGATCTCCCTGCCGATACGATTGACCTGCTGGAACAAGTTATCCGTACTAACGCAGGTGCGACCTCGAACCAGCTTGATATCAACATCAACCGTATCAGCGCTGACACCTACATCACGATCCCGAACAAGAACGCGCAAGGGCGTCCTATTCAGGTGTGGATCAACCGCCAGTCAGGCGCAAACTACCCAACCACGGGAGTTGCTTATCCGCAGATCAATGTGTGGCCCGCCCCGGATCAGAGCAACTACTACACCTTTTTCTACTACCGACTGCGTCGTATTCAGGATGCCGGTAACGGTATCAACACGCAGGACATCCCGTTCCGCTTCTTGCCATGCATGGTAGCTGGGTTGGCGTACTACCTGTCGCTAAAAATCCCGAACGCTATGGACCGCGCCGGGATGCTGAAGCAGATGTACGACGAAGCTTGGCAGCAGGCTGCTGACGAAGACCGGGAGAAGGCTCCTCTGCGGATTGCTCCGCGCCAAATGTTCTATTAGATTATGTCTCACGGCCCACTGTTCTTGGCATGGGCTGCGGGGTTTTTCGACGGCGAAGGCTCTGTTTTTATTGAAATAGCCAAGAATAAAAACACCCGGCGTGGAGTACGTAACCTGCTAACCGCGTCCGTTACTCAGACATCTACCCCGTGTCTGAACCTGTTCAAGGAGTATTTTGGCGGTAGTATAGCGGCGATAACCCCGAACCGGCGGCAACACATGAACAACTCTGTGTGCTACATGTGGCGCGTACGCAGCAAAGATGCGATAGCGTTCCTTGAAGCCATAGCTCCTTATGTGGTAGTGAAGAAGGAGCAAGTAGAGTTAGCGCTCCAGTATCCACTTATGTCGGCAGACGGTAGGAAATATGCGGGTCACTATAACCCCCTACCTGACGAGGTTCATAACCGGCGTATGGAAATAGGGCAAAAACTCAGAGACATCCGAGCGTCGATGAAGACGGCTTCGGTAGTTAAGTAGGAGGTACGATGCCCAATCCGTTTGCCTCCGGTAAGAAGGCCATTGCGGAGTGTGACCGTTGTGGCTTTCGCTATAAGCTCAAGCAGCTTAAGAGCCTCACCATCAAGACCAAGACCGTCAATATCCTTGTGTGTCCGACGTGCTGGGAAGCTGACCAACCTCAGTTGCAGCTGGGCATGTACCCGGTTAATGACCCTCAGGCACTGCGCAACCCGCGCCCCGACGTCAGCTACCGGCAGGCGGGTATGACCGGGCTTAAGATAAAGACCCAAGGTGAAGTGCCAGCGAATAACCAACTAGCCTTTGGTGGCCCCAGTGATGGTAGTCGAGTGATCCAGTGGGGCTGGGGTCCTGTAGGGCTGAATAATCCTTTGGCTTTGCCTGATCTCCCAAATACGCTATTAGGGCAAGGTCAGGTAGGCACTGTGACGGTAACGACGGGGAACTGAGATGGCTAAGTTCAGCATGAAGAAGATGGGCAATGAGGTTGGCCCTGCCAGCGTTTACGCCGCTCCACACACGATGACCGGCGGTACCGATATCAATCTCGGTAACAACGGCTACCCAAACAACATCCCTAACACTCAAACGCTGCGTACCCGTGGTACTAAGAACACCACTCGAGGTAACAGCAGCAGCACGAAGATGGGCTGATGAACTACGCTACTCTGTTCGAGACCATTAAGGGGTACGTCGAAAACGACTTCCCCAACACCTCGTGGACGGACTCCGCTGGTACGGGGACCGTGACGCTGACATCTACCGAACAGATTAACACGTTTATTCAGCAGGCTGAGCAGCGCATCTACAACATGGTCCAGCTTCTGGACCTGCGCAAAAACGTAACCGGTACCGTCACAACGGGGAACAAATACCTCTCGGTGCCGTCCGACTGGCTGGCTAACTTCTCGTTGGCTGTGATTGATGCCAGTGGAAACTACAGCTATCTGCTGAACAAGGATGTAAACTTCATCCGTGAGTCGTTCCCGAATTCGTCCAGCACCGGTATCCCGACGCACTACTCCTACTTCGACGAGAACTCATACATCCTCGGCCCCACGCCCGATGCAAACTACGCGGTTGAGCTTCATTATTTCTACTACCCACCGTCCATTGTGACAGCGGGTACGTCGTGGATTGGAGACAACTTCGATAGCGTATTGCTCTACGGCTCCCTGCTCGAAGCTTATACCTTTATGAAGGGCGAGCAGGATGTTATAACCGGGTACCAGAAGCGGTACGACGAAGCGATGGCGATGCTCAAGCAGCTTGGCGAGGGCAAGAATCGGCAGGATATGTATCGTAGCGGTCAAGTCCGCTACCCAGTGAGGTAACCTATGATTAGCACACCCGCAGGCGGCGATATCGGTAGTGTCATGGTGAAGACGACGGAGGGACGTGGTTTCACGCCCGAAGAGATTGCTGAACGCGCGCTGGACAAGATTATCTATGTCGGAGCGCAGTCGCACCCGGCTATTCGTGACCAAGCCGAAGCTTTCAGAAACAACATCCGGCAGGTGCTTGTGTATTATATGCACGAAGCGGTGCGGTCGCATAACGTCACTCTGGTAAGCAAGTTTAAACAAGCGGGTCATCCAGAGCTGATCCCGATCCTCGACATGTAAGGAGACTTCAAATGGCAATCACGCAAGCTATGTGCAACAGCTTCAAGGGCGAGCTTATGCTGGCCGTACACGATTTTCGTGCTACCGCTGGCGATACGTTTAAGTTTGCCATGTACACCTCGTCGGCTACGATTGACGCGAATACTACCGCGTATTCGGCCACAAACGAAGTGACGGGCACCAACTACACTGCTGGCGGCGGTACACTGACGCGTGCCGGTGTGGGCACGACCAATACATCTGCTTCGGCGGGTACTGGCTTCACCGACTTTGCGGACTTGACCTTTACCAACGCGACCGTCACGGCGCGCGGTGCGTTGATCTACAATACCACCCCGTCAGCCCTTTCAAACGCAGGTGGTACGTTGACCAACGCTGCGGTATGTGTGCTGGACTTCGGCTCAGATAAGACCTCGACGGCAGGTGACTTTACTATCATCTTCCCGGCATTTGATGCCACAAACGCAATCATTCGGATTAGTTGATGTGAGCTTCTGGGACCGCTTTGAGAGCAGCCGCGACGGCATCGAGGACACGGTTGAGTTTACGATCCGTACGGCGGTCGTCACCTTGGCTTGTGTTGTGTTGGTCGTCGTGGCTGCGCTAGTCATTGGCCTGTTTGCTCCAGATCATCTGGTAGATAGCGACAAGGTCTTCGAGATCGTCGGCCCCGCGTTCAACATGGTTATCGGCGCGTTCGTCGGCCTGCTGGGTGGTCTGAGCCTCAACGCCAATGCGCGTGATAAGAAGCCAGAAGAGCCCGCTCCGGTTGAGCCTGTCGCCCCCGTGGTTGACGACGATGGCATGGCTCCGTGGGAGAAGTACCGCAACGACCTGCGTTATGATGCCAACGGCGACGGCGTGGTTGATGAAGCTGATTTTCCTGACTGGCGCAATCCGGGGGCGTAGCGATGGGTAACCTCTCCACCGTTGAACTAATCGGTCAACTTTGGCCGTTGGTTCTGGCGTTCATCTCGCTGGTGATTATTCTCGCCAAGATGGACGTGCGCCTTGCAGTGGTTGAGGAGAAGATCAAGACGCTGTTTGATCTATGGAACAAAAGCAAATGAGCCTCGTAAACCTACAGCAGAAGATCGGCGTCACCGCCGACGGCGCGTTCGGCCCCGGTACGCTTAAGGCTGCTGCTGCCTACTATAAGCTATCGCCCAACCGCGCTGCTCACTTCTTTGCCCAGACGGCGCATGAGAGCGGTAACTTCACGGCGTTCAGCGAGAACCTGAACTACGGCGCGAAGGGCTTGCGCGGTATCTTTGGCAAGTACTTCCCCACGGACGCTATGGCTAAGATGTATGAGCGTCAGCCGCAGAAGATTGCTAACCGCGTCTACGCCAGCCGCATGGGTAACGATGATGAGTGGTCGGGAGATGGCTGGAAGTACCGTGGGCGCGGCGCGCTACAACTGACGGGTAGGCTGAACTACCAAGCGTTCTCAGATTACATCAAGCGTCCGGACGTGCTGACGAACCCTGATCTGGTGGCTACCGAACTCTGCTTTGAGAGCGCCTTGTGGTTCTTTGATAAGAACAAGCTCTGGGGCATCTGCGACCAAGGTATCAACGATGCTGCTATCCTTGCGCTGACCAAGCGCATCAACGGTGGCACCCATGGCCTTGATGACCGTATGGCGAAGACGAAGAAGTTTACTGAGTGGCTGACATGATCCCTAACCCCATTATGATATACGCAGCGGCGGGCGCTCTTATCTTCGGCGCAGCCGCAGGGTACAAAGTCCGCGATTGGCAGTGTGACGCAGCGTACGCAAAGGCTATGGAAAAGGCTGAGAAGCAGCGCGTCAAAAAGCAAGAGGTGGTAGATGACGTTTCTCAAGCATACGAAGATGAGCGTGACAAAGCTAATGTCACGACAACTGAGCGCATCAACACCATTCGTGAGGTATACAAAACGGTTCCTACCGTTCCTCCTGATTGTTCCGCTCCTGATGCTGTGCGTAAGCTGCTCGAAAGCGGTGTCCGTGACGCCAATGCCGCGTCCTCCGGTGAACCTAGCGTCGAAGTGCCCGACACTCCAAACCCCGCCGTTGACACTGATTGACCCTGATCGGGCGCTTTGGGAAGGGGATATGATTGCAAAATATGCGGATTGTAGTAGAAAGCATCGCTTGTTGGTCAAGGCGTGGGAAGACGCAGTAGCTGTAAAATGACGCTTGGCTCTGAGGAGAAAAGACATGCTTACTGGCTACAAAACCCACGTCGTCGTTGGTGACGCTTCGCTGACCGCGTTTGCCCGCAATGGCGTGAAGTAAGTAAACGTCCATGGCGGACGTATCCGTAAGCATTACGGGTGTATCCGCTGAAACCTCCAACGGTCTCGGCTGGGGTATAGGGACGTGGGGTAGGGGAGCGTGGGGCTCTTCGGTTAGCAACTGTCAGTTTGACTTTAGTGCCGACACCACCCTCACAGGCGTAACTAACACAGGTGCCCTTGGCACTGCAGCCGTCCGAGCTAAAGCCAACGTCCCCGAAACAGGTGTAACTGGCACAGGTGCCATCGGCACCGTAGCTGCTCAGTCTGTAGTCAGCGTCACCCTTACGGGTGTATCCGCTGAAACTTCCAACGGTCTCGGCTGGGGTATAGGCACGTGGGGTAGAGGAGCGTGGAGCTCCTCAGTCACTAACTGCGAGTTTGTCTTTGGTGCCAGCACCACCCTCACAGGCGTAGCCGGCACAGGTACCATTGGTACCGTAGCCGTCCGAGCTAAAGCCAACGTCCCCGAAACAGGTGTAACTGGCACAGGTGCCGTTGGCACCGTAACCACCCGAGCTAAAGCCAATACTACCCTTACGGGCGTGTCTGCTGAAACCTCCAACGGTCTCGGCTGGGGTGTAGGGGAGTGGGGGCGTGGAGCGTGGAGTTCCTCGGCTAGCAACTGCGAATTTTCCCTTAGTACCAACATCACCGTCACAGGCGTAACTAGCACAGGTACCATTGGTACCGTAGCCGTCCGAGCTAAAGCCAACGTCCCTGAAACAGGTGTAACCGGCACAGGTGCCATCGGCACCGTAGCTGTTGAAGCCGGGATTAATATCACTCTCACAGGTGTATCCGCTGAAACCTCCAACGGTCTCGGCTGGGGTATAGGGACGTGGGGGAGAGGGGCGTGGAGCTCTTCGGCCACTAACTGCGAGTTTGTCTGTGACGCAAACGTCCCTGAGACGGGCGTAACCGGCACAGGTGCCCTCGGTACTGTAACCATTGGAATTGCGGCCAACACCAATCTAACAGGTGTAACTGGCACAGGTGCCGTTGGCGCTGCAGCCGTCCGAGCTAAAGCCAATACTACCCTCACAGGCGTGTCTGCTGAAACCCCCAACGGTACTGGTTGGGGTGTAGGGACATGGGGTAGAGGGACGTGGAACTCCTCAGTTAGCAACTGCGGATTTATCTGTGACGCCAACATCACCGTCACAGGTGTAACTGGCACAGGTGCCCTTGGCACTTCAGCCGTCCGAGCTAAGGCCAATACTACTCTCACAGGCGTAACTGGCACAGGTGCCGTTGGCACTGTAACCGCTCAAGCTAAGGCTAACACTACCCTCACAGGCGTAGCTGGCACAGGTGCCCTTGGCACCGTAACCACTAAGGCTGCTTACTACCTAACAGGCGTAACCGGCACAGGTGCCATTGGCACTGTAACTACTCGGTCTACCTACTACCTAACAGGCGTAACCGGCACAGGTGCCATTGGCACTGCGACCATCCAGTCTCCAACCAGCGTCACCCTTACGGGTGTATCCGCTGAAACCCCCAATGGTCTTGGCTGGGGCGAAGGGACGTGGGGTAGAGGGGCGTGGAGCTCCTCGGTTAGCAACTGCGAGTTTATCTGTGACGCAAATATACCGGTTACAGGCGTAACTGGCACAGGTGCCCTTGGTACCGTAGTCGTCCGAGCTAAAGCCAACGTCTCCGAAACGGGTGTGGTAGGCACAGGTGCTATTGGCACTGTAGATGCTGAAGCCGGGATTAACGTCACCCTTACGGGTGTATCCGCTGTAACCTCCAACGGTCTCGGCTGGGGCGTAGGAACATGGGGGAGAGGGGCGTGGAGCTCCTCGGCTAATAACTGCGAAATTATCTGTGACGCAAACGTCTCCGAAACAGGCGTAATTGGCGCAGGTGTCATTGGTACTGTAGTCGTTGGAATTGCGACCAACATCACCCTAACAGGTGTAGTCGGCACGGGTGCCGTTGGCACCGTAACCACCAGAAATGCAATCAGCGTCACCCTTACGGGTGTATCCGCTGAAACCTCCAACGGTCTTGGCTGGGGTTTAGGGACGTGGGGGCGTGGGGCGTGGAGCTCTTCAGCCACCAACTGTGAGTTTATCTGCGACGCAAATATACCGGTTACAGGCGTAACTGGCACAGGTGCCCTTGGCACTGCAGCCGTCCGAGCTAAGGCCAATACTACTCTCACAGGCGTAACTGGCACAGGTGCCGTTGGCACCATAGCTACGGGAACTGGGGTTAGCGTCACCCTTACGGGTGTGTCCGCCGAGACCTCCCCGGCTAGCAACTGCGAGTTTATCTGCGACGCAAATATACCGGTTACAGGCGTAACTGGCACAGGTGCCCTTGGCACTGCAGCCGTCCGAGCTAAAGCCAACGTCGTCCTCACGGGTGTAGCCGGCACAGGTGCCATCGGCACCGTAACCGCCGGGGCTAGAAGTAGCGTCACCCTTGCGGGCGTGTCTGCTGAAACCTCCAACGGTCTTGGCTGGGGTGTAGGGACGTGGGGTAGAGGAGCATGGAGCTCTTCGGCCACTAACTGCGAGTTTATCTGTGACGCCAACATCACCGTCACAGGCGTAACTGGCGCAGGTGTCATTGGTATTATAGACGCTGGGCCTACCGCCAACGTCGTCCTCACAGGCGTAGTCGGCACAGGTGCCATTGGCACTGCAGCCGTCCGAGCTAAGGCCAATACTACCCTCACAGGTATAGCCGGCACAGGTACGATAGGCACTGTTGCTGTAGTTAGCAGAAAAATTGTTCTTCTTACCGGTGTCGAAGCCACTGGTGCTGTGTCCAGAGTGACAATCTGGATTGTTATCAACGACAACCAGACACCCGATTGGCAAGCTGTTAACGACTCGCAGAGCGTAACTTGGGCTGCTATAAACGATAGCCAGACGCCGAGCTGGGTCTCAGTAAACGACTCACAGAGCGTAACTTGGGTTGCTGTAAACGATAGTCAGACGCCGAGCTGGGTTTCAGTGAACGACTCGCAGAGCGTAACTTGGGCTGCTATAAACGACAATCAGACATCCAATTGGCAGGCTGTTGACGACTCGCAAAGCGTAACTTGGTCTGCTATAGACGATAGTCAGACGCCAAACTGGACCTCAGTGAATGACTCGCAATCCACCACATGGGGTGCTATAAACGACGGCAACACTGTGGTATGGACCGAAATACCGACGTAGGAGACCGAGATGCCTAGCACATACAGCGCACTTGCAATTCAGTTGATGGCTACGGGTGAAAACAACACCACGTGGGGTGACGTCACGAACGTCAACCTTGGTACGACTATGGAAGAGGCGATTGTCGGCACCGAAAATGTCCCCTTTACCACTACTGATGTGACCCTATCACTCTCCAACTCCAACGTTTCGCAATCTACGCGCAACCTGCGTCTTAACCTGACGGGCACTCCCGCCTCTGCCTTCAACCTCATCGTCCCTACTACGGCGGGTACGGCTTCGGCTGCGTTTGAAAAGCCTTACATCATCAACAACACCACAGGGCAGACAATCACTGTCAAAACCTCCGCAGGCACAGGCGTTGCCGTCCCTACTGGTAAGACCATGTGGGTTTACGCAAATGGCACTAACGTCGTAGACGTAGTTACTCACCTCTCGTCAGTCACGCTTGGTTCTGCTCTCCCAATTGCGTCTGGTGGCACTGGGTCTACCTCGACAACCTTTTGTAACGTCCAAACGAACGTAGTGGGTACGCTACCCATCGCCAATGGCGGCACTGGGTCTACCTCGACAACTTTTTGTAACGTCCAAACGAACGTAGTGGGTACGCTACCTATCGCTAACGGCGGGACGAACGCCACGACTGCTGCGGGTGCGCGCACCGCACTTGGTGCGACCACGGTTGGCGCGAACGTCTTCACACTCACCAACCCCAGCGCAATTACCTTCCCTCGTTTCAACGCAGACAACACGGTCAGCGCCCTTGATGCGGCGACTTTCCGCACGGCCATCGGCGCGGGTACGGGTGGCGGCTCCGTGACCTCCGTGGCAGGTACTGGTTCGGCCAACGGCCTGTCTCTTTCTGGTACGGTTACCAGTACTGGCAACATCACGTTGGGTGGTAGCGTCACATCGGTGAACGCAACGGCGACCATTGACGGCGTTGTCATCGGGTATAGAAACATCCCGCGTTCCACGACGACGACCACGATTGCTGCTACGGACGTTGGAAAGTGTATCGCTGTCACTGCTAATATCGCTCTTCCTGCTAACACTACTACTTTTGCAGCAGGGGACTCGATCTCGATTTACAACAATAGCGCGTCGTCCATCACAATCACGCAAGGGGCTAGCATTACTCTCTATCTGGGGGGTACGGCGACGACGGGTAACCGCACATTGGCCCAGCGCGGTATTGCTACAATTTGGTTCAATAGCACTAGTGATGCAGTCATCTCTGGTGCGGGAGTCAGCTAATGAGCGGTATTCAGATGGCACTACTTGGGTTGGGTAGGGGTTTTGCTCCCGTCACCAACACCTACACGTCTGGCACTGCTGCTACTGAAACAGTGCCTGCCGGCGCTACGCAGGTTGTCATCACACTGGATGGTGGCGGCGGCGCTGGGGGTTTCAACACCGACAATCTAGGTGGCGGCGGTGGCGGCGGTAGCCGCTCAATCAAGACTATCGCGGTGATTGGTGGCAATACCATGACCTACTCGGTCGGCGGCGCTGTCGGCGGGCGTGGTAGCCCCAGCGGCACTGGCACAGCGGGTAACGCCTCAAGCGTATCGGGCACCGTCTCTGGCGGCTCCGTAAGCATGACCGCCAACGGTGGAGGCGGTGGCACTTCAGGTTCTGGCGGCGCGGGTGGTACAGCTACGGGCGGTGATACTAACACTTCAGGCTCCGCAGGTCTCGACGTTTCAGATGACGGCGCAGGGGGTGCTGGCGCAAGTGGAGCCGCAGGTGGCAGCTACCTTGGAACAATCAACGGTACGGCCCCCGGCGGCGGTGGCGGCGGTAGTGGGCCAGATGCTGGGTCTCCCGGTACCCCAAATTCTGGTACGGGTGCGCGCGGTCAAGTTTCGTTTGCGTACACATAAAAGGTGGGTAGCTAATGCCCTTCATTAAGCTCCAGTTTAAGCCGGGTGTGAACCGCGACCAGACCGACTACTCCAACGAGGGTGGCTGGTTTGAGTGCGACAAAATCCGGTTTCGCTCGGGCTACCCGCAGAAACTCGGCGGCTGGGTAAAGGCTTCACCTACGGCGTTTGTCGGTGTGTGCCGCCAGATGTGGAACTGGATCACTACCTACTCAGACAACTTGCTTGCGCTGGGTACGAACGAGCGCGTCTATATTGAGAACGGCGGTGTCTACCATGACATCACTCCTTTTGACCCGGCGTTGGCTGGGTCAAACACAATTGCAACGTCAAACGGCACCAAGACAATTACGGTAACCACGACGACCGCGCTTCCTTCGTGGCTCAATACGGGCGAACCTGTAAAGATTGCAGGTGCTATTGCCGTTGGCGGTATTTCTGCAATTCACATTAATGGTATCCGGGACGTAACTGTTACTGGGGCCAATGCGTTTACCTTTACCTCAACTAGCCCAACCAATGCCACTTCTAGTGCGTCTATTAGTGGTGCAGGGTACACTGTGCAGACCCAAATCGAACCGGGCAACGCAATTACCATTGCTGGCCTCGGCTGGGGTGCTGGTACTTGGGGGCGTGATACTTGGGGGCTCGGGGCTTCTAACGGAGGTGTTAACCTACCTCAACGTGACTGGTGGTTTGACAACTTCGACAACGATCTTGTGATGAATATCCGCAACGGTGCAGGTTACTGGTGGGAACGAGGCGCGGTAGACAATCCCACTACTGCATTGGCTGCACATGCGATAACGCTTCAAGACTACGCTACGGCACAAAGTAAGGACCCTGCTGCTGTCCCCGACCAGATTATGCAGTTGCTGGTATCGCAGCAGGATAGGCACCTTATCGCCTTCGGGGCTTCGCCCTACCTCAGTGCAGATTTTGACCCCATGCTTATCCGCTGGGCGGCTCAAGATAGCCCCGGCGACTGGACTCCGTCCGAGTTCACCTCGGCTGGTGACATCCGTGTTTCCCGTGGTTCGCGTATTGTTCGCGCGGTCCCAACCCGCCAAGAAGTCCTAGTCTGGACCGATAGCCACCTCTACACACTCCAATACCTCGGCACGGCGGATGTGTTTGGGCTTCAGGAGTATGCGGATAACATCTCTGTCGCTTCCTCCCGGAGCATGATATCTATAGCAAACATTGTCTATTGGATGGGTAAAGAGAACTTCTACGCCTATACAGGTCGCGTCGAGACACTACCCTGCACCCTGCGTGACCACGTGTTTAACAATATCAACCTCAATCAAACCGATCAGATTATCTGCGGTACTAATGGGCAGTGGAACGAAGTCTGGTGGTTCTACCCGACTGCAGATAGCAACTACAACAACGCCTATGTGATCTATAACTACATAGAACAAATCTGGTACTACGGCTCAATTGACCGTACGGCATGGCTTGATACCTCACTGCGCGATTTCCCGTTGGGGGCGAACACGCCGGTTACCGGCAATAGTGTCGTTGTGATTACCGGCGATGGCTATCTCTACAACCACGAGAACGGCGCGAACGACGACACGCTGCCCATTGATAGCTACATCCAGTCCTCACCCTTTGACATCGGTGACGGAGACAACTTCATGCTGATCCGCCGCATCATCCCTGACGTTAGCTTTAATGGGTCTACAGTGGCTAGCCCAGAAGCAACGCTGACTGTGATCCCACGTAACTTCCCCGGTGGCTCGGCTCAGTCTGACGCTGCGGATAGCCAGCGCGTGATCCAGACTACGGCTAATCAGTACACCGATCAGGTCTTCATGCGCGCCCGTGCGCGTCAGATGGCGTTTAAGATCAGGTCTGAAAACCTTGGTGTTCAATGGCAGCTTGGTGCGCCGCGCCTCGATGCTCGTCAGGATGGTTCACGCTAATGGCAATGGATAAGTTCCGGTTCCCCCCGCTGCCTAACCCACCCACAAGGTGGGACGCGCAGTATATGCGACAGGTCCTCCGCGTGCTGGAGAACTACTTCTCTCAGCTTGACTCGCGTACTCCCAACAACGCCGAGAAGTACACAGCCACTACGTTCAATGGTATAGCCGCCATGGAGAACGTGACTACGGCAGAGAAGAACGCCCTGACCCCTGACGCTGGCTGGGTGGTTTTTGATACTGATCTCGATAAGCTTTGTGTATATAACGGGTCTGCTTGGCAGACTGTGACTTCGACGTAGGGAACAACCATGAACCAGCAGATGGCGCAGCATATCCAGTCGCAGGGTCGCGGTGACGACTCTGTGCTGGTGCACATGACTCCGGGTGAAGTCAGTGGGTTGCAGGCTCTTGCCATGGCGCATGGTGGCTCCCTTACGATCAACCCTGAGACGGGCCTCGTTGAAGCGGGCCTCCTCGGTAAGCTGCTGCCTATGATCTTGGGTGCGGCTGGTATGGCCTTCGGTATCCCTCCAATCTGGATGGGTGCGCTCGGTGCGATAGGCGGTACAGCTATTACGGGTGACCTTAAGCAAGGTCTCATGGCTGGCCTCGGCGCGTTCGGTGGTGCTTCGCTGGCTGGTGCTGCTGGTATTGGTGGTGCGATCTCTAAGAATGCTCTTGGTATTATGGGTAACGCCGGTAGCGGTATGGCCAAAGCGGCTGCTGGTGCTGCTGGCGCTGGCGGTGCTGGTACAGGTATAACCGGAGCTTCTCTGCCCGGTACGACTGTTGGCGGTACAACTGTCGCTGGCACTACAATTCCCGGCGCAGGAGCTATACCTAGTTTTGGGTTGGAACCTCTTAAGGTTGCGTCTACAGGTTTAGGCGCTG